GCAGCGGCGCCGTGGTCACGGTTTCGGGTAACCGGGCCTTTACCACCTCGGGCCTTTCCGCCTTTGCCGACGGCTGGTTCGCGCTCGGCACCCTCACCTGGACGGGTGGCGCGAATGCCGGCCGCAAGGCCGAGGTCCTGACGCACGCGGTCGGTGCGACCGACGTCACCGTCACCCTGCTGGAAGCCCCCGTGCTCGCGATCACTGCTGGCGATACCTTCACCATCACCGCTGGCTGCGACAAGGCCTTCGATACCTGCAAGACGAAGTTTACCAACACGGTCAACTTCCGCGGCTTTCCCCACATTCCGGGCCAGGATACCGTAATCCGCTATGCCGCCAGGGGCGAGGACAATGCGGGGGCCGTGCTGTGACGGGAGCCGCGAAGATCATGCCGGCCCGGATCGTGAAGGCGGCGCGCGGCTGGGTCGGCACCCCCTACCACGACCAGGCGTCGGTCAAGGGCGTCGGCTGCGACTGCCTCGGGCTGATCCGGGGCGTGTGGCGCGAGGTCGTCGGCCCGGAGCCGATGCCCGTGCCGCCCTATTCCCGCGACTGGGGCGAGACCGGGCCGGTCGAGGTGCTGGCCGAGGCCGCGCGGGCGGCGATGGTCGAGATTGCTCTCGCAGAGGCCCGCACCGGCGACGTGGTGCTGTTCCGGATGCGCCAGGACGCCATCGCCAAGCACGCCGGGATTCTCACGAATGGACGGCAAAATATTCACGGTTCTATTCACTTCATCCACGCCTATGAGCGCACCGGCGTCATTGAAGAACCCCTGACCGATCCCTGGCGCTGCCGCATCGCCTTCGCCTTTCGATTTCCCGTGAGCTGATCCACCATGGCTTCGATCCTTCTTGCTTCCGCTGGCACCGCGCTGGGCGCCTCGATTGGTGGCGGCATTCTCGGCGTGTCAGCCGCCACCATCGGCGGCGCGGTGGGCTCGTTTGCGGGCTCGCTCCTGGACAGCTGGATCGTCTCGCAACTCACCCCCGGCCAGCGCATCGAAGGCGCGCGGCTGGAAAACCTCGGCGTCACCACCTCGACCGAAGGCGCGGTGATCCCGCGCGTCTGGGGCCGGATGCGGCTTGGCGGCAACATCATCTGGGCTACCGATTTCACCGAGCATGTCAGCACCAGCACCTCGGGCGGTGGCAAGGACGGCGGGCCGAAGGTCACCACGACCAGCTACACCTACACCGCGTCCTTCGCCGTGGCGCTCTGCGAGGGGCCGATCTCGGGCATCGGTCGGGTGTGGGCGGACGGCAAACCGCTGGATCTGACCGGCGTGACCTGGCGGCTCTACAAGGGGGATGAAGCCCAGATGCCCGACCCGTTCATCGAGGCCAGGATGGGCACAGGCAATGCCCCGGCCTACCGCGGCACGGCCTACGCGGTCTTCGAGGAGATCGACCTCACCCCGTTCGGCAACCGCATCCCGCAGCTGTCCTTCGAGGTGTTCCGGCCCCTGGTGGAGGCTGACACCGCCGAGGGGCTGATTAAATCGGTGACCATGATCCCAGGCTCCGGCGAGTTCGTCTATGCCATCGAGCCGATCACCCGCGGCACCGGCGGCAACACGGCCTCGGAGAACGTCAACAACACCACCGGCAAGCCCGACATCCTGGTATCGCTCGACAACCTGCAGGCCGCGGCACCGAATATCGGGAACGTCTCCCTGGTGGTCTCCTGGTTCGGCCTCGACCTGCGCGCAGGCAACTGCCAGATCAGGCCCGGCGTCGAGACGGCGACCAAGACCACCACGCCGAAGACGTGGAGCGTGAACGGCGTGGACCGGTCGAGTGCGCACCTGATCAGTCTCGATACGCAAGGCCGCGCCAACTACGGCGGCACGCCGGCGGATTTTGCGGTGGTGCAGGCAATCCGGGAGATGAAGGCGCGCGGCCTTCGTGTGACCTTCTACCCCTTCCTGCTGATGGACATTCCCGAGGGCAATTCCTTGCCCGATCCGTATTCGGACAATGCCGCCACGCTGGGCCAGCCGGCCCACCCCTGGCGCGGGCGGATTACCTGTTCGCCGGCGGCAGGCTACGTCGGCACCGTGGACAAGACCGCCGCTGCGGCCACGCAGGTGGCGGCTCTCTTTGGCAATGCGCAGGTCTCGGACTTCGCGGTCTCGGGGGAGAGCGTCACATGGACCGGTGGCGCGGATTGGGGCTTCCGGCGGATGATCCTGCACTATGCCCACCTCTGCAAGGCGGCGGGCGGCGTCGATGCCTTCCTGATCGGCTCGGAACTGCGCGGGCTCACCACCATCCGCGATAGCGCCACCAACTTCCCGGCGGTTGCGGCCATGAAGCAGCTGGCGGCGGACGTGCGCACGATCCTCGGGGCGGGCACGAAGATCAGCTATGCTGCCGACTGGAGCGAGTATTTCGGCCACCAGCCCGCCGACGGTTCCGGCGACCGGCTGTTCCACCTCGATCCGCTTTGGGTCGATGCCGCCATCGACTTCATCGGCATCGACAATTATCTGCCGCTCTCCGACTGGCGCGACGGCACCGCCCACCTCGACGCGCAGGCCGGCTGGGGCTCGGTGCGCGACCTCGACTACCTGCAATCCAACATCGAGGGCGGCGAACGGTTCGACTGGTATTACGCGTCCGATGCCGACCGGCAGGCGCAGGTCCGGACGCCGATCAGCGACGGCTTCTACGGTGAGCCATGGGTGTTTCGGCCGAAGGACATGCGGAACTGGTGGCAGAACCTGCACCATAGCCGCCTGGGCGGGGTGCGGTTCGGGTTCTTCGAGAATGCCGCAGATCCGGTCAACTACGATCCCAATCCCTCCACCGTGGCCATTACCGGCACCACGGGCAACTTCGGCCCGTTTGCCTCGCCGGCTCTGGTGGCCTCCGACGGGGCCACATGGCACGGGGCGACGCCGGGATATCGGGCGCTCTCGGCCAGAGAGCGGGTGGTGATTACGGCCTATGTCGCTCCCGGCACCTCGGGAGACTTCGCCCTCTATCTCGCGCTGGGCTCGGGCAGCGAGCACGCCTCGTATTTCGGCGCCATCGGCGGCTGGGAGAGCACCGCGGCCGGGGCGCATGTGATCAACGCCACGAGCCAGACGGAAGTGTCGCCGGGTCTGTGGAAGATCACCATGGACGTGACCACCGGCCTGTCGGGCTCAGCGGGGTTCCGCATCGGGCCGCGCTCGGCCACGGTGGGCGAGGATATCGTGGTCTACGGCATCGAGGTGCTGCCCTTCGGCCAGTCCACCACCGGCTGGGTGCCGCAGGCCAAGCCGATCCGCTTCACCGAGTTCGGCTGCCCCGCCGTGGATCGCGGCACCAACCAGCCCAACGTATTCAATGATCCGAAGAGTTCCGAGAGCGCCCTGCCGTATTACTCGCGCGGCTGGCAGGATGAGGCCCTGCAGCGTGCCTATATCGAGGCCATGGTCGGCTACTGGGGCGATGCGGCGAAGAACCCGGTCTCAACAGTTTATGGCGCGCCGATGATCGAGACCGGCGAAGCGGCGCTCTGGACCTGGGACGCGCGGCCCTACCCGGATTTCCCGGCGCGATCCGACGTCTGGTCGGATGCGGCCAACTGGGCGTTCGGGCACTGGATGGGCGGACGGCTCGGGCAGGTGTCGCTGGGCGCGCTGGTGCGGGACCTGTGCCGGGCGGCGGGGCTGACGACCAGCGACATCGATGTTTCCGAACTCTCCAACATCGTACCCGGCTTCACCGTGGCCGCGCTGAAAAGCCCGCGCGCTTCGATCTCGGTTCTGGCCCGCCACTTCGGCTTCGATGCGGTCGAGAGTGGCGGGAAGATCGTGTTCCGCGCTCGTGGTCGGGCGGCGGTTACCACCGTCACCCCGGACCAGATGGTTGCGAACGGCGCCGGCGAGGTGATGGAACTGACCCGCGGGCAGGAGACGGAACTGCCCCAGGCGCTGAAGTGGCAGCTGGTGCGCGCAGATGAAGAATACGGCGCGGCCACGGTCGAGGCCCGCCGGACCACCGTGCAGGCCACCCGCGTGTCTTCCGAGACCTTCCCGCTGGCGGTGTCGCTCGAAGAAGCCGACCGGCGCTGCCGCCGCGCCCTGATGGAGGCCTGGGTGGGGCGGGAGACGCTGACGGCGAAGCTTCCGCCCTCGATGCTGGCGCTGGACCCGGGCGACGTCATCGCGCTTGATCACGACGGGCGCAGCATCAACTATCGCATTGTCCGTGTGGCGGATGCCGGTTCGCGCGCCATCGAGGCCATCCGCACCGATGCCGCCATCTACGCCCTTCCGCCCGGCAAGGGACGGGAGCCACAGCTCTCAACCCCTACCGTCTTCGGCCCGGCCGAGGTGGCGCTGATGGACCTGCCACAGCTGGCCGACACGGTGCCGGCACATCGCCCGTATGCGGCGGTGTTCGCGAGGCCGTGGTACGGCACCGCCGCCGTCTGGCGCAGCGCTGACACATCCGGCTTCCGGCTGCTCGATACCATCGGAGCGCCGGCGCGCATGGGTGCGCTGGCCGCCGACCTGCCGGCCGGTCCTGTAGACCGCTTCGACGCGGGAAACGAACTTCTGGTGGACCTCACATCGGGCACGCTCGCCAGCATCGCCGATACCGAGCTTCTGAACGGCGCCAACGTGCTGGCCGTAGAAAGTGCGCCAGGCGCCTGGGAAATCGTCCAGTTCGGGAGCGCGGAACTTGTGGCAACCGGACGCTACCGGCTCACCCGCCTTCTGCGCGGGCAGCGGGGCACGGAAGATGCCATGGGCGACCCGGCGCCCACCGGCGCGCGGGTGGTGATCCTCGACACCGCCGTCCAGCCGCTGTCGATCGCCGAGACCGATCTCGGCATCCCTTGGAACTGGCGCATCGGGCCGGGCAATGCCGCGCCCTCCGATTCAATCATGCAGGCAATTTCGTTTACACCGAACGGACGGGGCCTCATGCCCTTCGCCCCGGCGCAGGCGCGGATGCGGCGCGAAGCAAACGGCGATCTGGCCATCCGCTGGCTGCGCCGCGACCGGGCGCTCTCGGCCGACAGCTGGGTGCTGGCCGACGTGCCCATGTCGGAGGCCAGCGAAGCCTACGACGTGGAGATCCTGCAAGGAGGCACCGTGGTGCGAACCGTCACCGGTCTCACTGCACCGAACTTCCTCTACACCGCCGCCATGCAGAGTGCCG